AATATTTTTCTTATCATGGTTTAACCCATCATTTTTTTGAGAATGATCTCACCGAATGTTAACGGCTTTGCTTGTTGTAATAATTTTGTCATATTTTCGAAACCTAAATCAGATGGATCTTTGCCATCTAATTCTATTAAATAGACTTCCTTACCCAAATTTATTAATTGTTCTGAGTAAGTCAATGCTTCCTTAAGAGCATCCTTGTCCAAGGCCAAATATACTGTTTTTACTTGACATTCTACAAGTTTCAACATTAGTGCCTTTGTAATGCTCTTTCCAAATAAAGGAACAGCATTTCTTTTAATGGCAATTGCGTCGAATATTCCTTCGCATAGTATTACTGGAACTGACCAGTTTATAAAGTACTCCATACCAACTATTTCTGTTTTCTGTACAGAAGGCGCGTCGTACTTTTGATACGGATCTTTTTCGAAAGATCTAGCAATAAAATAATTCACTTGTCCATTTTTATCGTAAGAAGGCACAATGACTCTATTTCTGTAACGGCCTTCTTTACAGTATCCAATGTTGTATTTTCTTACATCAGACTCATTGATACCTCTATTTTTTAGATAAACTGTTGCGCGACGATACTCCAATGACTTGTCGTTTTCTGTCATGGAAATGAATTCTTTTGGTAAAAATACGCGCGTTGTTTCGGCATCTTCTATCTTAGTGCGATCGCCTTTGAAGTAGCCCTTCATCTCGATCATTCGATCTTTATCGACTCCCAATTTTTTAAACAAAGAAACAGGCGTTTTACCTTTTGTAGCCGGGTAGCAGGTCCAACAGTTGTATTGACCAGTAAAAATGTTCACAATCAACTTTGGTTTCTTGTGATTGCAAATAGGGCAATGGAATGCATGGTCCTTCTTATTTTTATCGGGTTTAGATTTTCCCAACACGGATTCCAAAAGACCCAAAACTAATTGTTCGTTCTCCATGAAATGAATATACAAAAATATTTTCGAATAAAAAAATTTAATCTTTGTTGAGTACACTTAGAACTTAAGTTTTTTATTGTCCTATAAAATAATTATTTTTAAAACCTTCTACTACAGGGGGAAAATAACAGCAGACAGATGAATATAGAAAATAAAGAAATAGCTAAACTTGAATTAACAGAGGAAGAACTACAGGGGCTATATATGTATTTAAGTATGCACTACGAACAAATGACTCAAGAGGAAAAAAATGTTTGGGTAGTTTTAATGAATCAATTGGATTCTGAATTTAACAATTTTGAAGATGGAGACTAAATTACAAGTATACCTTTTAGAAGGTTGCGATAAATGTAAAAAATTAAAAACTATTTTAGACCGTCTAAAAATAGAGTACGAAGCAGTTCCATGCGAAGATTATCCAAGTATGTGCGACAACGTGGAAAATGTTACTGGAGTGGATATGTACCCAATGGTTAATAAGGGAAATAAATTATTCTATATAGCCGAGAAGTATTCTGATATAGGAAAAATAAAAATAATATCTGATAAAATAACTACGGTAGGTATGTACTCGATAGATAATATTATAGATGCGATACAAAAAGATTAAATTAAAAATATGAGATATAAAGAACTAGTTACTAAAAAATTAAGCGAATTGGTAAACATGATAATGTACCAAAATTCACAAATTTCCCAATTGCGTCCTCCACAAGAGTTAAAAGACACTTTAGAAAGAATGCAAGACAAGATAAATGAAATCCAGCACTTAATCAACACTGAGCACGAAGCTTAATTAAAAAATAAAAGTTATGAAAAAATTAACGGAAGAACAGATTATTGAGAACTTAGATAAGTTTTATAGCTACATTACAAAGTATACTCCTACTGGAGATAGACAAGATAAGTTAATAGAATTCTATAAAGGAATAGAAGTTACATTAGCTATAAGTCCAGCATCTACTAAACTTAGTCACCACAACTGTTTTGCTGGAGGATACGTAGATCATGTTAATAGAGTTGTTGAGGCCTCTTTAGTATTAGATAAAGTATGGGAACGCTTTGGTCAGAAGAAAACTTATACTATTGAAGAATTAGTATTCTCAGCAATTAATCATGACCTAGGCAAATTGGGTACTAATGAACAACCTTTCTACCTTCCTAACGATTCTGATTGGCATAGAGAAAAGCAAGGTGCTTACTTCAAGATAAACACTAACATGACTCATATGAGAGTTGCTGATAGAAGTTTGTACTACTTACAGCTAGCTAATATTCCTGTTACTGAGAACGAATTTTTAGCAATTAAATTACACGACGGTCTTTACGAAGAGGCAAACAAACCTTATTATATCACATATAGCTCTGACGTTGAATTAAAATGTAACTTACCTTATATCATTCACCAAGCCGATTTAATGGCAAGTAGAGTTGAAACACAAATTTAATTAATATGACTGGAATTATTGCATTAGTATTATGGTTCGTCACAATTTTTGGCGCTGTAGTATATAATTTATATAGAAAAAACAAACGTTTAGAAGAGATTGTACTTAATCAAAGCAGTTTTGTAAACGATACAATGTCTTTATTAGACGATTTTAATGGCTTAGTAAATAAGATAGACATGACAATGTGGGTTCAATCAGATCCAGAGTTGTTATCTCTATTCGAAACAATTAAAGCAATTCAATTACGCGTTCAACAATTTACGGGGAGAAAATAAACTATGGCAGAAGAATTAATGGTCGAACCGGAACAGGATATGGGTCTTACCATTAAAGGTACACCTAGAATAAGAAAACCAAAAACTAAGAACGTCTACTTTACTTCTGAAACAGAAGAGGCAATTTTAAGATACCGTCTAGCTCCAAATCAAGCGATAGCAAATCAGATATATAACAAAGATATTCATTATGCTTTTTATAAGTTAGCAGAGAATATCATTCATACATTTAAGTTTTATTACACAGAAGTAGATAATATTGAGGATCTTAAGTACGAAGTTATCTCTTTTCTTTTACAAAAATTACACCTTTACGATCAATCAAAGGGCAAGGCGTATTCCTATTTTGGCACTATTGCAAAGAGATACTTAATAATCTACAATCAAAAGAACTATAAAAAAATGGTTTCTAAGATACAAGTAGAAGAGATAGATAATGCTGATAAAACCCATGAAACTTTAGTTCTAGAGCCTGAATCTTCTGATATCAATAGAGTTTCTGTAATAGATCAATTTATAAAATACGTTGACAATAATTTAGTTGAATTATTTGATAAAGAAGGTGAAATTAAAGTGGCTGATGCTATATTAGAAGTCTTCAAAAGAAGGGAAAACATAGACATTTTTAATAAAAAAGCTTTATTCATATACATAAAGGAGATGACAGATTGCCAATCAAATACAATAACCAAGGTCATAAAGAAGCTTAAGGTGGTATATAAAGAGGTCTTAGATCACCATATTGAAAACGTTGACCAGTGATATTTATTTAAAAAATAGTATGGAACTAGAAAAGGAAATCTTCCCAGGCAAGACTTTGGCTCATTTAGTGGAAGAGGTTTATAACAAACACAAGTCCCAAGATTCTACTATAAAGTCTGAAATATTACGTTTGGCTGATATGATTGATGGGCCTGGCGATGCTATAGTTCTTATGCCCATGATCAAAGGCTTATTGGATTCTAGTCTTAAGAATGATGAAGTATTAATGAAAATACTTAGTGCTTTCCAAAAATCTGCTGAAGCTAAAGATAAGTCGGTTGAGGATGGAGGACTTTTAAGTGAGAAAGACATAGAACAATTAATGAGTGAAGTAACTTCAATAGGAAACGGAGCTAAACAATTACCTAAAGCATAATGGCAGACGGATATATTTTTGGTCAGAAACTTGATGCTCAAAGAGGTGCATCTTCCGGTCAATATCTTATTATTGGTCGAGTTAAAAGCGTGGTATATGGACAATTTATTCCAGGCACTAGGTTACTTCAGGAAGGCTATAATACTCCAGCAGATATAGGTAAAATTAGATATGAACCACTTTATTCGGCTCTTCCTGTTTCTATTGGTAATAATATATCTAAAGCTGCATATCCAATAAATAGCTTTATAAAACAATATCCATTGGTTGGAGAGATAGTTGTTATGATAACCGGACCATCTCCTAAATTGAATAAGAAATCAGACGAACAACAGCTTTATTATTTTCCTCCTTTTGCTCTTTGGAATTCAGTTCATCAAAACGCTTTTCCAAACATGTATGAGTACAGGGACTATCTACAAAAAAGTTTAGCAAAACCTACTTATGCTGGTAATGCTGACACTGGATCGGCTCAACAATTTCCTTTAGGAACTACTTTTGTAGAGAAAGAAAACATTCGTAATTTAAAAATATTTGAAGGAGATACAATATTAGAATCACGCTATGGTCAATCAATAAGATTTGGAAGCACCGTACCAAGTCAAAAAAAAGAAAGCCCTTGGTCTAATGCTGGTAATGGCGGAGATCCTATAGTTATTATTAGAAATGGACAGGGTACGCCTATAGACTCTGATAAATTTTCTTATACAATAGAAAATATAAATAGAGACAAGTCTTCTATATACTTAACTGCGGGTCAAGAGGTAGTTTTAGAAGACATAAATAATTTTCCTTTGTCTTCTTTTGGAACCAGTATAGATCCTCAAGTAGAACGATTCAATTCAATTCCCGTTAAACCGATATCTAATGAAATAGTATCGGCTGCAGATCAAGATAAAAAAACCCAAGGTAAATAATGTTTGCTCCTAAATTTCCATATACAGGCAATCAAATTATTCTATCAAGCGGTAGAGTAATGATACACTCCAAAGATGACGCAATATTTTTATTTGGAAAGCAAGCTGTAGGCATATCTTCTACTAAGACTATTAATTTGGATGCAAACGAAAAAATACTTTTGAGTTCTCCAAAAATAGAATTAGGCGCAAGAGCTGAAACTGCAGGAGAACCTGTAATATTGGGAAAAACGTTTACTAGAGAATTAAAGAGGGTCATGGATCAGTTGTATATTGCTGCAACATTTTTATCTCAAGCTTCTGAATCTAACCTGGGAGATTCTATGTTCTATATTCAATCTGCAGGTTCTGCTTTAGCTGATCAAGTAGAAACTTTTAAAAATGTTTTAAAGAGAGAAGAAACGCTATCAAAAAATACATTTACTAGATAATGGCAGAGTTAACAGTAAATACTACAACGGCCAAAGGATTAGAAGCGGCTATTATAACAGCTAGCAAAGCTATTAATAAAATACAATCCAAAGTGGATGGTATCTTTTTTGGTAAATACTCTTTATCAAAAGCTGATGCGGAAACTGTTAGTTTTATTAAGAAGACCCAAGACAAAGGCTTAATAAATGCTTTAGATATAATATGTTCAGTTGATCTTTGTAATATATTGAATTATGCCATAACTCAAATCCCAGGAGGCACAAAATTTAATCCTAACGATCCTAACAAACCCTCGGATCCGCTGGGAAGAGCCAAATTTAATTTACAATATAAGGCCTTTCAAATACAAACTTTAATAGATGGTTATTACTCTTCTTATGGGGATGCTACAAATAAAGACAGTAAATTAGGACTTCAATCAGTCATTAAAGAAATACAAGGAGCATTCGGAGAAATATTAAATCCAGAATCGCAATCAGATTTTAACAATCCTCAATTAGTAGAAGCTTTCCCTGAAATTTCAGTATTTAGCAACTTCATGGAAAACTCTTTGGGAGTTTTTAATCAATATACCGATATTAGAAATATTCCTAATCAAGATTTACAAAAAATAATTCAATATGTAGATAAGATTAGAGGAATTTGTATAGCAATTCAAGGACTAAATAGTCCAACTGCTATTTTAGGTCTTGCTAATTCTACGTTAGGCGGAAAAGTTCAAGAGGAAATAGACAAAATAAATAAATTAATTGGACCAAATCCAGCAAAGATAGTACCTTTCTTAAGAAACATTATAAATACTTGTAAATCGATATCTCAAATAGCAAAAGTTATTATGGGATATGTAAGTTTTGCTAGAGTCATTATTAGAATTTGTATTTTATTGGTTAAAATATTTAAGCGTATTGTTCAATTCTTAAAGCTCTTAGGCGTACCTAATCTTTACACTACTTTAGGTATTACAAATACGGTATCTGCCACTACAGGTAAAATAGAAGCTACAGGAGTAGATAATTTTATAAAGAGACTCAGTCAAATAAACGCATTCTTAGGATTGCTGGTTAATTTTGTAGGAGTTATTGTTATAGACATTCAATATATTATAGATAAAATCAATATTTTATTACTTAATTTAGAGAATTGCAATAATGTAGATCCTCAAATAGTTATAGACCTACAAAATACAAGGGATCAATTAGTAAATGAAAAAGCCTCTCTTAATAAATTCTTAGACGATTACGAAAGCAAAAAAAAGAATAGGAATAGTATGTTTGGAGACTATAGCATTGCTATAATTGTAGAAGAAGTTACGGATACTGTCTTTAGGATAAAAAGAAGATATGGAGTAGCCATAGATAAAAATGGAAATGTTGCTTTACAATCCACTCCTACTTATGCTACTTTAGATGCTATTATAATAAACGAGGTAAAACAACTCCTAATGTCAAAAGGACTAGTTAAAAATGCCTATTCTGATATGTCTTCTCAGGACACACAAATCATAGATGAATCATTAAACTTTTTGGAGGACGATAATATCTCAATAGACGGTTTAACCATGCCAAATTTGAATGACGGATTAGACGATGCTGACAACGAGAATGAGAATTCTGGATTGGGTCTTAACGCTTTTGTAAATAACTTATCTGGAGGTAGAAAGTTAAGGAAAAGAATGCGAAAGATTATGGCGGAACAGTCCCAACAACTTGCCACAGATTTAGGCACCATGAAATCACAACGTTAAATTATAAAAATAATACAAAATAATATTTATAAGATATGGCAAACACTACAAAAGTAGACATACTTAGAAAGCTAATAAGGCAAGAGGTGGCAAAGGCAATCCGTCAAGAGATGCCTGCAATTTTACAAGAGGTTCGAATCCAAAGCACTACAAAACAGGTTATAAAAGAATCTAAGTCACTAAAAAAAGTTATCCCAGGAACGCTAAACACACAACCAGTGCGTCCTACACCAAACTTCTCAGGAAATCCTTTGGCAAATATATTAAATGAGACTGCTATGACAATGGGAGATGTGGACGATATGTCTTTCACCTCAGGCGATATAGGACCTGATTCTATTGGAATAGACCCAACTAGTTTCTTCCAACAAAAACAAGTGGCCGTTGGAGACGTAAATAGTATGCTATCCACAGCGAGACCTAGTTCTGATCCAAGTATGGTACAGATAAACGAAGTACCTGACTTTACACAGTTAATGAATAAATTAAAAGCTAAAGGCGCTATCTAATGGCATACGGATTAAGACAAATATCACCACTTGATTTAAGACCTTCTACAGGAATAGGAGTTAAAATACCGTTCTCTGCAAAGACGGCCTTTCAATCCGTATACACAACTAAGGAACAAACTAAGTATAACCTAATTAACTTCTTACTTACAGACAGAAGAGAGAGACCTTTTAACCCTACTTTTGGTGCTGGTTTAAGATCGAGACTTTTTCAACAAATTACAACCATGTCAATGGAAGAATTAAAACAGTCCATCATAAATCAAGTAGAGGCTAATTTTCAAAATGTAAAAGTAGCGCAAATAGAGGTTTCAGGAGATCCTGGTAGAAATTCGATAAAGATAAAATTTAGTTATACATTAATTAATACTAGTGAGACAGATGCTGTTTCAATTCAAATACAAAATGTTTAAAAATGCCTAATCAGATAGATGTAAAATATCTAAATAAAGACTTTACCAGCTTCAAATCTGACCTGATTGAATATGCCAAATCTTATTATCCAACAGCATATAACGATTTTAGCCAACCAAGTCCTGGTACCATGTTCATTGAAATGGCTTCTTACGTTGGAGACGTTTTATCTTTCTATTTAGACAATCAATTACAGGAAACTTTCTTACAATACGCTAAACAAAAGAATAATTTATACACAATGGCTTACATGTTGGGTTATAGACCCAAAGTAACCAGCGCAGCGATAGTGGATTTGGACGTGTATATGCAAATACCCGCAGTAACAGTTTCAGGAAGTCAAATTCCCGATTGGTCTTATGCATTAACCGTGGCCTCAGGAATGCAAGTGAAATCTAACATAGATAATTCGGTAGTATTTTATTGCCCAGATAAAGTAGACTTCACCGTATCTTCTTCTTTAGACCCCACGAATGTTTCTGTGTACACTATCAACGGAGCTAACGTACCTCAAAGCTATTTGATTGAAAAGAAAGCACAAGCTCTGTCTGGTCAGGTTAAGAATCAATCTTTTTCTTTTGGAACAGGACAAAGATTTGCTACTATTAATTTACAGGATTCTAATATCATTAATATTTTGTCTATTATAGATAGTAACGGTTTTACTTGGTACGAAGTTCCTTACTTAGCTCAAGACTATATACTAAATCCTGTACAAAATACAGCAACTAACTATCCTACTTTGTATCAACAATCGAATCAAGTTCCTTACATGATTCAAAAGTTACAAGTTCCAAGAAGATTTGTAACAAGATTCAAATCAGATAACTCATTACAAATTGAATTCGGTTCAGGAATTAATTCTCAAGCAGATTCCACAATCATTCCAAATCCTAATAACGTAAGCATAGGCAATTCTAACGGTCTTACTTTATTAAATACAGCTTACGATCCTACAAACTTCGTAACTACACAAACTTACGGATTGGCGCCTCAAGGCGTCACTTTAACAGTACAGTATTTAGTTGGTGGAGGTGCTGCTTCTAACGCAATGTCCAATCAATTAACAATTCCTATTGCAAAAAGCGTAAGTAATATCGGTAATAAATTGAACTATCAAAATACTATAGCTACTAATAATGCCAATCCAGCAGTTGGCGGTGGAGACGGCGATACTATAGAACAATTAAGATTAAATATTGCAGCAGAATTTCCAAGTCAATTAAGAGCTGTTACTCAAGAAGATTATTTAGCAAGAACTTTAAGTATGCCTGCTAAATTTGGAAAGGTTAGTAAAGCCTATGTAACAAAGGACGATGCTACTTTTAAAAACTATATGGCATCAGACGTAGCAGAAAGAGATTCTATGTTAATTAGTATGTATATTCTAGGTCTTGACAGCAACAACAATTTAGCAATACCTTCAACAGCTTTAATGCAAAATGTACAAAGTTGGTTGAGTGAATATAGAATGTTAACAGATGCAGTCAATATTAAGGGCGCTTATATAATTAATATTGGATGTAACTTCGATGTTATTATTAGACCAAATTTCAATGGTCAAGACGTTATTGCAAGATGCTTGTTGGTATTACAAGACTATTTTAATATAGACAATTGGCAAGTTAATCAACCAATTATTTTATCAGATGTTTATAGCTTATTGGATCAAGTAAGTGGAGTTCAAACTGTTAAAAAAGTAGAGATCGTAAATAAGTCAGGAGTTGCAAACGGATATTCTCAATATGGTTATGATATTTCAGCGGGATCATTAAACAACGTAATTTACCCTTCACTAGACCCTTCCATATTCGAAGTAAAATATCCAACTTCTGATATTCAAGGTAGAGTAGTATCTTTTTAAATTAAACAACAATGTCAGTATATAAAATATTTCCTACAGCGGACACCACTCTATACTCTAGATTTCCAACACAGAACACTGGATTAGACGAAATATTAGAAGTTTCCGTAAAAAATGGAATTAACGTAGCGGGAAACTTATACGAACCCCAACCAGACACTCCAATATTAAACGACGATTTAAGAAGATCTTTAATCGTTTTTAGCGCTACAGATATTCAAACAATAAAATCTTTTACTACAGGTTCTTGGCAAGCTGGATTAAAATTATATTTGGCTAACGCTGAAAATTTAACAACCACGTATAGTTTAGAGATTAGAGCTCTTTCCTCTTCTTGGGAAATGGGTACAGGTAAATTTTCAGACTATCCAATAACAATTAATGGAGCGTCTTGGGAAAGTCCAAATCATTTTAATGGAACTGTAAATTTATGGATAGATAGTTCTTATTATCTAACTCAAGGAGGTGGTAACTGGACAGGATCTTTTGCAACCCAATCTTTTTCTTATAAGGATAGCAAAGACATAAATGCAAACGTAACCTCAATGGTGAATAGTTGGTTTAGCGGATCAATTAATAATAATGGATTTATTGTTAAACACCCAGCTGCTATAGAAAACGATTCAGGAAGTTACATCGCGTTAAACTTTTTCTCTGTAGATACTCATACAATATATCCTCCTACTTTAGAAATGAAATGGGACGATAGTGCTTATATTACTGGAAGTTTGAACGTCATAAATAACAATCAGTTCGTTACTTCTTTCGATAATAACGTTGGTAATTTTAAATACAATACAGGAAAATATAGATTTAGAGTAAACGCAAGGGACAAATACCCTGCTAGAACTTTTACGACCTCTTCTGTATATCTTACTAATAAAGCTTTACCTCAACAATCTTATTGGGCTTTACAAGACGTTAAAGGCGAAGATATAATTGTTAATTTTGATAATAATTACACTAAAGTAAGTTGTGATGGTACAAGTAGTTACTTCGATGTATACATGAATGGATTAGAACCAGAAAGATACTATAAATTATTGTTGAAAACTGTATTACCAAACGGAGAATCAATAGAAATAGACAATAACTCTATCTTTAAAATAGTAAGATAATGGCAAACGTTGATTTAATAAAACAAGTTTACGGGATAAACACTTACAATAAGGCTATAGATACTAATTTTACAGAATTAATATCTCCTACTCTTGCTGTAACTGCAAGTGTTGTAACTGTTAGTGATTTTTTCAGTTATTACGATCAACTATTCTTCGACATTCCCGTATCAGGCTCTATAAATTCTCACACATACTTGGTTCAAAGAAGTCAACAGTATATAGGAGGATCTGTAATAGACGCTGAGAAACAAGCATTGATAGAAGAGATTAACTCTCTAAGACAACAAATTTTGGATCTAAGTCAAACGTACCTTAATATAAGCAATATAGTATAATGGAATTAGTTAATATAACATACACTGGACCTGGAGTACAAGAGCAAACCTATTTGAATCAGGACGTGCAATTACTTACGTCTAATTTTATAAACGCACAATTTGGAAAAACTAACGATTATATCGAATCGTTTATTTACGATATTACTGGTCAGTTATTGCAATCCAACTATAACGCTTTAGATTATTATCCAAATTTAACTGCGGATCCTCAGACAAATTTATATTCTAGTATTGCGTTAGATCCTAAAAATGATTTACAAAGATCAGGTTACAATAGAGGCGCATTAAACATTCAATACAACTTCTTAACTAACCTATTTAATTCTCAATACGGAAGATTTTATTGGATAAAGGAAATTTCCAATTCAAGAACAGAGATTAAATTAGCGTCTCAAACTATAAGCGATACCAATATCTTAACTGGTTTTAGTGAGTATCAATCTTATGTAGCTAGCAATAATTATTACGCAGATTTTTATGTTAACTTTGGTAACAACGAATTAATCATTGCGACAAATGTAGCTTATACAACAGATAGCGAAGGATCATACCTTTTAATTAAACTATATGAACCTCTTCCTATAGATTATGACGTTAAAACACAATTGTGGATAACAAATAAAGTTGCAGAATCAGTAAGCTTTAACGTAGATATTCAAATAGAATCAGAGGAACTCGCTTCTCAAAACAATTTAAGAGGCCCGAATTTTAAAGTTAGAGTAGAGCAAAAGGTTGGTCAAACTACACCTTATTACACTTACAATAGTTTATTGACAAGTAATGTTAGTTCTTCATTTCAACAATTAATGAGTCACTATCAAGACACATCTGTTGCTATTAATGTAGATTACACTAACTTTGAAAATTTTATTCACTTCAGTTCTGCAGAAGAGAGATTGAATAATTTCGTTTACAAATTAAGATTGATAGAAAGCTATAATGCTCAAATATATTCTAGCTCTTTATTTGCAATTAGTGGATCTGTAAACAATCAATTGGCCTCTTCTTCTATAGGATCTTTACAAAGCTCTATTAATAATTTAGTAGAAAAGTTTGATCCTTACGAGTACTATTTATACTTTAGTTCAGGAAGTTACACTTGGCCAAAAAGAACTAAAACAAAACCCTACGTACTTTATTCCGTATCGTCTTCTCAAGCCAGCAACTGGTTAGGCACCGTTGATACTGTGCCAACAGCAACTACGGCGTCTTTTCTTTACTCCGCTTCTTTTTACGACTATACCAATAAAGACCTATTAAAAAATACCGCGCCTCAATACTTATTGGACGACGATAACAATCAACCCTATTTGACTTTCTTGGATATGATAGGTCAGCATTTTGATAACATCTGGATCTATTATAGGGACGTATCTAATAGATTTAACGCTACCAATAATCCTGAGACTGGTGTGTCTCTAGACTTAGTTGCTGACGCTTTGAGGGGATTAGGGATACAATTGTACACAAACTCTAATATATCTGATAACGTTTACTATAGTTTATTCGGCATTAACCAAGATGGAACTTTATTGCCTCCTACTGGATCTGAAAAAATTACTAGCTACGTAACAAGTAGTTTACAAACTTTACCTGCGGATACCATACAAAAGGAAATTTACAAGAGAATATACCATAACTTGCCTTATTTACTTAAGACAAGAGGAACGCAAAGAGGGGTAAAAGCGCTATTGAGTACTTTCGGTATACCTAATAGCATTCTTTCTGTAAACGAATTTGGTGGATATCCAATATCAAGTAACGACGGGATATTTAGTATAAACAACGATAAGATATCGATAATAACGGGAAGTCTTAGCGCCTCTTTATCTAGTTCTTTATTGTCGCCAGAGACTACTATACAGTACTACACTACAAATAATAGAATTAATATACCTGACGTAGAAGTTGGATTTAGTCCTGCGAACTCTATAAATGCGTTTGTTACTTCTTCTTTGGGGTATTTTAATATAGATCAATACATAGGAAATCCAAGTTACGCAACTTCTGCTTCTTATCCGGCTTTGGATACATTAAGAAATTCTACTTTTCAATTTACAACTGGTTCTCATAGTATTTGGGAATACATTCGCTTGATCAAATACTACAATAATAGTGTATTCAAAATGATCAAAGATTTTGTTCCTGCAAGATCTAACGTTTCTACTGGTATAATTGTTAAATCTCATATATTAGAAAGAAACAAATATGCAAGACACGAGCCGAGTTCAAGTTTTGATAACAATCTAAGTCAGTCAATAGAGTTATTAACCATAACGGGATCCGCTGCAAATAGCATATCAGGATCTACTGAGTGGGCAAATAATATTATAACCATAGCTGGAGTAGTTCCGTATAGTTCATCTCAAGGAGTAGAAAAATTTACTGGAGAATTTAGTGGATCTACTATTATCGCAACTAGTTTGGATACATTTTCTAAGCAATACGAAATTTCTCAAAATTTTACCGCACCGGCATCAGGATTTGTAACTCAATCTTTCTCTGCCACCTATCAAAACGTTACAGGATCTGTTAGGTCTAAAAAGTATTTTGATTTGGACTACACTTCTAATCAATCTACTCCTATTAATTTTGATATAGTTACTCAATCGATAAACAATAGTCAAACTCCAGGGTTCAATAACAATACTGCATTCATAAATCCGAATGTTCCTTACGCACAACTTCAAGACTCTAATTACTCATTACAAAGTTTTACAATTCCTAGATATTACGGTTCTAAAACTAAAAGCGCAACTTACAATGATTATACAAATGGAGATGATTCTTACGGTAAAACCGCAGCAATTGATAAGCTAAAATATCAATACGCTTATTTAGTGGATACCTACTCGTCATCTTTTCAATTACCAGGAAGAGTTAATGCTCAGATGAAATATATTATTGATAATAATCAAAACGTATTGGATTTAACCAAGGCAAATGCAAATATATTCACTACGCAAAATGTATTTAAGTCTGGAGAACCTGTGAATATATCTCTTTTTGATTACACACCAGGAGATAGATTCTCTCAATTTTTAACTAATAATCAAAACGTTGACTTATACGAAGGAGGCTTTAGGTATACACCCATTCTTTATAATACTGATGGATTTATATACCCTAGTACTGAAAAGTATGCTTTAACTCCGCCTAGTTCCTCTTTCCAAACAATAACTGTTCCATCTTATTTTTATTTGATAAACACAGATCAAGGCTATTGGAATCTTGGTTCAACAACAATTACGCAAAACGATCCCTACGATCCTACCGACCTTTATGTTAGTGCCACATTTAATTCTAAGGTCGCTATGACAGGATCAAATAATACTGAAATTAGTATTAGAGTTATAAATTTAGATCGTCCTAGTCCCGATCCTGACACTGACGAATTTTCATTTCAAGTATCTTTTGCTTCAGGCCTGTCAGCTCCACTGACAATTAACGAACCAATTCCTTCCTACTATTACACACTAGCTGGTTGGCAAGCCGGAGACAATATAGCAACTACAATTATGTACGAAAGATTTTATGTTGCTGGAGCAGGAAGTTCTACAAAAGAGCTATACACTACTGAGATTGTTGATTTGGATAATAGATGGTATGCCATAGACAATCGTAATATTAGAATTTCCGCGACTCAATCTCTATTCTACAATAAATTTATTCAATCCACGACAGTGGCCGGAATTGAGACTCCAAATGCTATTTTTTATCTGCAAACACAAGACTTAGTAAGATTAAAAAATAATAACTCTTCTTGGGGAGCATTTAATGAATCTGAATATAGAGTAAAAGAAATAACCCAAGGGACGTTTACTAATATAGAAGGAGCCACAAATGGTACCATATTATTTTATCAATTTAGTCTTGATCGAGATTTAAACCCACAAGACACTGAAACTTTGACTTTTCCATCATACATTCACAATTATATAGTACTGAGAAGGTTACCTGACGAAACGAATTTAATTTTATCTGTTTCTGGATCTTCTAATGTTACTACTGACGGTTTAGTATTCCCCAAATATATAGATCCTATTGTTAGGGAAAATTCCGGAAATGTAATAAAAGCACTAAAACAACAAAACCTAATTTAGCAATATTTATTTTTAAAGCCCATTTTATATGTCTTACTTAAGTAGTACTTCGGTCGTGGTGGATGCCATCCTAACAAAAAAAGGCCGCGAATTATTGGCAAGAAACGACGGTTCTTTCCAAATCACACAATTTTCTTTGTCAGATGACGAAGTGGATTACACATTGTATAACCCAAACCATCCTTCTGGATCTGCTTTCTACGGAGAGGCCATAGAAGCAATGCCTGTTCTTCAGGCCTTCCCTGACGATACCGAGATCATGAAATACAAGTTGATCACTTTGCCAAGAGGCACAGCAAAACTTCCAATATTAGATATTGGCTACAATAATATTAGTCTTCGTCAAGGAGCTTCTTTGTCTATTACACCTCAGACCTTAAATTATTTGGGTGCTACAAGCACATACGAGCAATCAGGTTACGTTGTAACTATCGGAGATGTTAGAACTACTAGTAATTTTACAGGCGTTGGTATCAATACCCCAGAAGTTACCTCTTTAAATTCTACAACAACTATAGGAACTAATGTAAGCAAGACTGTGATAGGCACAACTATCAATATAACAGCTACAACAGTAAATACTTTATTCGGTACAAACAGCACTCTTCAAACAACATTAATCGTTGTAGGTAGAGATTCTGGAGCTAGAATTAGTGTACCTGTAACAATCATTAAAACAAATCAATAATACTTAGTATATGTCTTTCACAAAGCTTGATCCAACCGATTTCGTAGTGTCCGAAGATTCAGTTACTGCGCCTGCTTGGAGTACAAACTCACCGACCCTATCAACTCAATTAGCTTCTGGTATAGGATTTTACACTGCATCTTCTACAGTTTCACCAGGGACTAGTAGTTATTATTTGGATGTGTATCAAATAAACTATACAGGTTCTGCTGCTGCAGTACAATTTTCTATAGCTTATGGTAATATTAATGGAAATGGTTCCGCTCCATTAAACGCATTGGTTCCTGCAATCACTCCAAGTAGAATTACTTTTGGTCAATACAGAAACTTAATTTATGGAGACGCAGAATCAGCAGTAAATTTTGGAACAGGTAATACCTCTTCAGTTGATTTAATTGCTATTCCTATCGATAGAAACAGATACAAGGGGAATTTATTTCCAGGCACATTCAATTTACAATTAGCTTTCGGTACTGGAAGTAGAATGCTTCACTTAACTGATAATTCAAAAGACGTATCAACAGTAACTTACTTAGATTGCGGTAGAGCTTTCGATATCGTTTCAGGATCAGATGGCACAAGCGCAAACGCATTAGCCATTCCAGGAGTTACTAAAGGCTACACCGCTTCAGGATCTTATGGTTTATTTTTAGCAGATATAGGTTTAATCGTATTGAATCCTAAGGCTTTACAAGCCAGACCTACTGAAGGCGGATTAGGTTTCAATTTTAATGCAACAAAAACAGCCGCTTTAGGTTGGCAAAATCACGACCTAATATATCAAATAATAAATTCAGGAAGTGCCGCAGGATCTCCTTATTTCGGATTTATGTTAAACTCTCAAGAGACAATCTCTTCTGATTATGTATTCGTAAGAATTAAGAACGGAGAATACAATTACACATCGAATCCTTCTTTCATATCTGGATCAGGTAACTTGATTTATTCAAATTTTATCAATAGTCCTCAGACATATATGACAACTGTGGGTATGTACAATAATAACAATGAGCTTTTAGCTGTTGCAAAATTGTCTAAACCATTGGTTAAAGATTTCAC